AAAACTTGCAATTGCTGGTGCTGTAATATCAGGTATTCAAGGAGTAGTTAATGCTTTAACGGCTAAATCGACTATACCTGAACCATTTGGAACAGCTTTAAAAGTAGTAAACTCTGTTGCAGTTGCAGCATCAACAGCAGCTAATATAGCAAAAATTAAATCAACTAAATTTGAATCAACTTCAGCGACACCACCTGATACAGGTAATCTAGGTGGTGGAGGTGTTGGAGAAGGAGGTCCTTCAATAGCACCACCTGTATTTAATCTTGGTGGTCAGCAAATAGGAGGAGCATCTAATATGTTAGGTAATAATATAGGTGGTGGGTCTACACAACAACCTATCAAAGTATTTGTTAGCGAAACAGATATATCTAATGTATCTAAAAAGGTTAAAGTAATAGAAGGTAATTCACTATTCGGTGGATAATAAAAATAAATAATAATATGGAAAAAAGACTACCAGAATACAGACAGATTATATCAGAAGAAGATGACAATACAGGAGTTAATATTTTATCACTAGTTAAAAGCCCAGCAACAGAGGCTGATTGTATTCACTTCTCAGACAACTACCTTATGTCTAAATTTAGCGTACAGAAAGATAAAAGGATGATATATGGACCTATTATGATCCCAAATAAAAGACTTTATCGAAATGATGCGGTCAGGGGTGAGTATAATATATATTATACTGAAGAAGATATTGAAATTGTTGTTAAAAAGTTCTCAAAAAATAATTTTAATAATAATATAACATTAGAACACCTAGATAAAAAAGTTACAGGAACACTGGTTGAGAATTATATTATTAGAGAGAATATGAGCATTAAATCATTTGAGGATATGCCTGTTGGAACTTGGATGGGATGTGTTTATATTGAAGATGAAAACTTTTGGGACAACTATGTAAAGACTGGCGTTGTAAAAGGATTTTCAGTTGAAATATATGGCATTGTTAAGAGAGAGACTTTTTCGAAACAAGATAGTATTGAAAGCCGAGTTGAATCTATACTTCAACTTGAAATACCTATCGATGACATACAATCAAAATTATATGAAATGTTTAAAGATGAATTTAAAAAATAATACAAAATTATTATACAAAATTAAAAAAAATATATTTATAGTATATACTTGAACATATATTTCAAATATTAACTACAAAAAATAATTATTGAAATGAATACTAAGGAAAAATTAAATAGTACGGTAAAGGAAATAATTGGTGTTTATAAACAACTATTCACAAAGATAGAATTTGCTGATGCTAAACTAAAAGATGGTACAATTGTATCAGCTCAATCTTTCGAACCGGGACAAGACTTATTTATTATCGATGAGTCAGGTAGTAGAATACCAGCACCAGATGGAGAACATATATTAGAGGATGGTTCAAAAGTCATCGTTAAAGATGGTAAGATAGAATCTCTTACTAAGTTAGAAACAGAAGATGCAGCAACTAAGACACCAGAAGATGAAACAGAAGATGCAGCAACTAAGACACCAGAAGATGAAACAGAAGATGCCGCAACTAAGACACCAGAAGATGAAACAGAAGTTGAAGATGGCTCTTTAGAAGAGTTAAAACAAATAATTATAGATTTGGTTAATCGTGTTAATTCAATGGAGATGATACTCAATCAATATAATATGAACACTGATAAGAAAATAGAAGATGCTGTTGAAAAGGTAAAAGAGAGTTTTTCTAAAATACCAGGTGGTGACAAAATAGTCCCAAGACCAATGGCTGAACAAACATCTCAACTAACATTAACTGATAGAATGAGAAATATTAAAAATTCATAAAAAAAATAAATACTAAAATGAAAAACGAAAAAATGAAATTTTCAGCAACATATACATCAATCACAAAGATGGTTGATGAATTATATGATGGATTTGTACCAGAAGTATATGGTAAAATCAAAACATTAAATTATATTAACTTGATCCCTGACGTTCCTTATTCTAAGGTTCTTCCAGATCTTAACTCAACATTAACTTGGGTGGATTCATCATCTTGTACATCTTTCTCAGGAGCTGGTTCAACATCATCTTTTGTTGGAAGAGTTGTTACAACTTGTTTTAAGAAAGCAGAAGAGGCTTTATGTCTTGACGAGATGAGCCAATACTACTTCGGAGCTTATATGAGAGGCAACTATGAGGATATTCCTTTTGAAGAGGCTTTCCTTAGACACAAAGAAGAGCTAGTGGCTAAAAATCTTGACACTTTCTTCTGGAATGGTGATGGTGGTGCTTGTTTAACTTCAATCACTAAAACAGCTTTTGATGATGGAGCAACTGGTATAACAGCAAGTTCTCTTTCTTTATCAACTGGTATAACAGCAAGTGGAATTATCAAAACTATCGATGATGCTATCGCAGCTCTACCAGCTGATTATTCATCAGAAGATGATTTGATCATCTTTGTTGGTCAAGATCTATTTGATCTTTATGTAAAATCTTGGAGAAATATAGGTAACTATTTCGTAGATTACAAAGAACTTGAATCAGGAGAAGCAAGAATACCAGGTAAATCTAATATTAAATTAGTTGCAACCGTTGGTCTTAATGGTAAGAACAAAGGAATGTTAGGTAAATCATCTTTCATTCACTGGGCTTGTGATAAAGATTTTAGAGAAGAAGGATTCAAAGCTGAATATAACTTTCAACTTGATAAATACTTATTAAGATTTAAAACAAAAATTGGTGGTCAAGTTTCTCACCCAGAGTCATTTGTTGTATTTACATCAGCAAATACTATTGCATAATATAACTTATAAAAAGGGTGGGTGATAAAGCCCACCTTTAAAAGATAAATGTAAAATAAAAAAATAATATAACAATATGGCTTGTATTTGGAATACAGAATACGTTTTAGGTTGTAGACAAAATACTGGTGGGACTCAACTAATAGCACTAGCATCTTTTGATCAAGGAGTAACATACTCTTATGATGTGAATGCTGTTATTACTTCAACATCATATGCAACCGGATCTTTTTATAGTTTCGAACAATATACAGAACAAGCGACTTTAAATGCAGAAGTTGGTGCTGATAATAATGTTGGGACGGTAAATAATACACAAAATTTAACAATTATAATGGAGACTATGGATGCTGACACAAGAGCTAAGTTTTTAATACTTACTCAAGGTAGATTTAGAGCAATTGTAAGATTGCAATCCGGGGTTTATATCTATATGGGTAGAAATAATGGGGCTAGAATGTCAGCTGGTAGTACAGGACCTGGTAAAGCATCTCTTGATCTTCAAGGATATACAGCTACATTAACAGCAGTTGAACCAGAACCTTTTCATATCATAACTGAAGCTGAGGCTTTAAGATTGATTAGCGTTGCTTAGTAATAATCATAAATAAATAAATAAAAAACTCCAAGAATAAGCTTGGAGTTTTTTTTTACAACAAAACGTGATTTAATATATTTATATAAAAGAGAAATATGATCCACTTAGATTATTTAGGAACATCTTCTGTTATACTTAGACTAACAAAAGTATCAGATCTTGTAAATCCGTTCTTCACATTTCAAATTATCGATCAACAAACAAAAAATACTATAATATTTACAAGTGATAATATATCACCGATACCACCTATTTATGATGAGTTTGTTTTAAGCTCGGTAACACACTCGAATGGTTTAACACAAGGGCAAATAAATGTTAATGTTGGTATATATACTTATAATATATATGAGAGTTATAACCAATACAATTTAAATATAGGGTCAGCTTCTTTTCTTAGAACTGGAGAACTAAGAGTCGATGGTGATATAACACCAACATATTCAACTTTTAAGCTACCTACAACACCAATAGCAACTTTTAAGCTACCAAGATAATAAAAAATAATTAAAATATGGAAAATAATATAGAACAATTAAACTTTAGACTTCTAAATATTAGTGATGGTATTGAGGTACCTCTTATTAAAGAGAGATCAAGAGGACAATATGTTTCATTTGGTGATAATAATCTTTATTATGAATACTTAATTGATCTCTATAATAGAAAGTCTATTACACATAAAGCTATTATTAAGAGAAAGATTGATATGATATCAGGTAATGGAATAGAAAGACCACTTAATGAATCAAATGAATTTAAAGAATTTATCGAAAATAGTAATGATGAAGATACATTAGATGTTATTGTGAAGAAGATTGCAGCAGACTATGAAATATTAGGATCTTTTGCAATAGGAGTTATATGGAATAAGAAGGGTGATAAAATTACACAACTTTATCATATTCCACTTCAATCTCTTAGATATGATAAAAATTACTATAAAAGTGAGGAAGAAAAGTATTTTTGGATGTCTGATGATTGGTCTCAAAAAAAATATGAGCTAACAAAAATACAAGAATTTTCAGAAACTTATAAAGAAAATAAAACACAAGTTCTTTATGTTAAAGAATATACGATAGGGACAAGGTGGTACTCAATACCATTCTATGACTCCTTTATCAAAGTTATTTTATCAGAATATGAAATAGCAGCTTGGAGATATAATCAAATAGCCAATGGATTCTCAGCTGGATATTTAATATCTTTTAATGATGGTGTTAAAACACCTGAACTAATGGATAGAGCTGTTAAGTCTTTTGAGGATAATTATACTGGGGTTAATGCAAAACAAGTAATTGTTGCATTTGCTAACGGTAAAGAAAATGCTCCAACACTTACTAAGATTGAACTAAATAATGCTGATACAAGATATACGGTTATGGATGCTTCTATAAGACAGACTATATTTTCAGCACACGCTGTTATGAACCCTTTACTTTATGGTGTCTTTATGCCTGGACTATTAGGAGGTAGAACAGAATTAGTTGAGTCAATGGAATTATATCAATCATCTTATATTGATTTTAGACAAAGAGATATTGAAAATGCTTTAAATAGACTTGCTAAGGTTAATGGTATAACGGAACCTATCCGACTAAATAAATATTTACTTTAATATGACATACTCAAACTTTGTTGATGTTGATGATTTAAAATCAAATTCACCAATACTACAATATGTAAATTCAGATGAACTTTCAGTATTTATAAAACCTGCTCAGGATATTTATATTGGTAGATACCTAGGTAGATCATTCTATTACCATCTTATGAATAATCTAAATCTAGATAATTTAAGTAGTGATGAAGAACAGCTTATAATCGAGTATATATTCCCAGCTGAGACTTGGTGGATAACACACGAATTTGCACTTTATTCAAACTATAAATTTACTAACAAATCTATGTCAAAACAAAGCTCTGACAACTCAACACCAGCTGATCTTGTAGAGGTCAATTTTGTTATATCAAATATTAGAGATAAAGCAGAGTATTTTACTGATATATTAATTAGACACCTAAAGGACAATTATCAAAAATATCCTGAATACTATCAATTCTATATGAGTTTTGAAAATACACCAGCAGACACGACACCATACTTTAGTGGTATATATATTCCAGATAGATGGAATTATAATAACTGCTCATTAAAAAATATCATATACATACCGCCAACAAATCCTTAAAAACAAAAACAAAAACAAACATATATGAAAAACTACTTAATATACTTACTTATATCTCTTACTGCTGTTTTTACACCAGTATTGCCTTTGTTATTAACGGTTGGATTTTTAATTGCTGCTGATTTTTTTGTTGGTTTATATAAAGCTTATAAACTAAAACAAGAGATTACTTCAAGAAAACTTGGACACACAGTTTCTAAAATGTTACTATATCAAGTGACAATATTAAGTCTATTTCTTTTTGAGACTTTTATTCTTGATAGTGTCCTTCCTATAACCAAAATTGGTGCTGGATTAATAGCTGTTGTTGAAATAAAGTCTATATCTGAATCTGTTGAGATTATGACAGGACTTAGCATATGGAAAAGAATAGTCAAGGTTGTTAAAAGAGGAACCTCAGAAACCAAAGATCTTTTATGAAAACATATTTAACAATATTATTATCAATACTTTCAATTGGTATGGCATTTAAATATCTATACCAACCGGAATCTCTATT